GAGGCTGCTGTCAGGTGCAACCCCACTCCAAATGAAGCCAATTCCATTACTAGAACCAGATGAAATTCCTTGTGCGACTTCGGTCGCACTCGAACCCGGGATCCCTGCCAAGAAGCAGCAATCCGTACCCAAATCAGGCCCATCACTCGAAACAGTTCCTGTCGTCCTATAGTACTGGCTAGCAGAAGTTGGACGGAATTTGTTTTCAAGTGTGTCCATCGGACATCTTGCAACTGTGTCAGAATACAACATTAAATTATTGACATCCGGTGGCAAGCCTGAATCACCAGTGAGTAGAGCCTCACGTGGTACATTGTTTAAATAGCCAACCCGGCCAGACAATGAATCATTCCTTCCTGTGTAGGACCATTTCGTACAGGCAGCAGCAGTTCTGCAATCTTGCACTAGTGTTCCTGATGCTATTGGGAGCATTGGGTCATTGATAAATTGTCCAGTTGCGGTCTGGGTGGCCCCGCCTTGCCCGAGTGGCTCGGCGACAGTGTTGGTTGGGTTTGTTGAAGCAGATGTGGATTGAAAGATATAGAGAGAACCATTGCGTTGAGTAGTGGCACTTGAAGATCCAGAGATACCAATGTAGTCTGGGAACCACACGACGTATCCATGAGTGTATTCATTGTCCGTAGCAAGCGTGACAACACGGGTTGTCCTCGCCATGTAACCACCCTCGGATGCTCCATAAAGTGGTTGGACAAGATTACCAGTACACGGGTTAGCCAATAGCTTAGCATAGCTAGTGGTTTGTTCGTCTAGAGAGTTCGCCGTTGTTAGCTTTGCCCTCGGTCTTGCGGATCCTCTGCCTCTGCCTGCGCGTTGAAGTGCGGCTCGTCTTTGATCTTGTGCTCGTTTCCGAGCCTGCTTTGTTGACATCGTTCTTGTTCGAAAGTTTCTTCGACTGATTGTTTACCTTAACAGGTGAATTGTTCTTATTAACTGTCTTTCCAGACGTTTGTTTATGAGTGGACCTATTCACCTGCCCATTTTGTTTAACTTCCTGTTTGGGTTCAGGAGAGGCTTGAAACGTTTTACTAGGCTGAATGCCTTTACCCGGTACAATATCGTCGTTGATTATGCACGTAATCTCGGGTTGGTGAAATTCAGGAGTCAAGTCAAGGCACTGAGGAGGCTCCATGGGATTGCCTGTCGCAATCCAGCTCTTAAACAGTTCCAGGTTAAAATCGGGCATTTGGCTCGATACTACGTCATCCATCCAGATTCCGTATTCGTTGGGGAACTGATCCTCGCGATCAAAACTCGCCCAGTGGGAGACGATTCTGAAAGCTTGGTCGTGCGTGACCCTCGACTTTACGTCCAAAGTCGAGATCTTCCTTGCAAACTCTCCAAGAATTGGCGTATTCTTATCAGTCAGGAGAATTGCGAGGGCTTTATCAACAGCCTTCTG